CATTCAAAAAAGGTGACAAGAAAGACCCAAAAGACATGTCGGCACAAGAAGTTGCGGATGCTGTTGAAAAAGAACTTTATGGCGATGATGATGACGACATCGATGGAGACAACATGGATGACTCTGAAGATGAAGAGAAAGGCATGAAGAAAGGCATGGGTATGAAAAAAGGCTATAAGAAAGGCATGGGTATGAAAAAGACCATGGCGAGTAAGATGATGTCTGAAGATGCTGAAGAGGATGACGCTGAAGAGGGTGGCTCTGAAAACAATGAATCTGAAGAGGGTGGTATGAAAAAGAAACCAGCCTTCATGATGAAAAATAAAAGAATGAGTATGAAAAAAGGATTAGACAACGAGTTGGTTAAAGCAATTGACTCTGTTAAGGCTGAGAATAAAGCAGGAGTACAAGCACTTGCTACTTTAGTTAAAGCATCTATGGACGCTCAGGAGTTAATCAAAGGCGAATTAGATAGCACGAGAAACGAATTGGCAGAGGCCAAAGATTTACTTTCTAAGGCATTAGATACCATCGATGAGCTAGGAGGCAAGTCTCAAGGTCGTAAGTCATTGACTAAAGGTTATGTTGACCGCCAGTTTGACGGCAACAACCTAAGTAAAGGAATGAATGGAACTGTTCTAAGCATGAGCAACAATAAACGTGAAATAGTTAATATACTTGATTCTGCCGCATTCTCTAAAGGGTTTGATGAAGAATTAAGCAAGGCTGTAACGAGTTTTGAAGCTGGTGCGCCATTGACACCTAATGTTATTGCGAGATTAAGAAATGAACATTCAGTAATAATTGAACAGTAACAGGTATTATTAGAACAATAATGAAAAGTAACAAAGTAATAATTAACAATAAAAATCAAGGAGTATGAGTCTAGGTTTAAATTTAGCCGAATATGCTAACTCTGCTGCACAAAGTGGAAACGGCCAGGCAGCAATATTCGGTGGTTCATCCGCAGAAGAGTTGAACCAATTGAATAAAGCACTTGAAGCTGGGTCAATCACAGGTCGTGAAACGGCAGACCTTAGCACAGCATCGGGTGCTCCATTGAAAGTTGAAAGTCTTGATAAGACTTTGAAACATTTGACGTTTAGAGAGAGTGAAATTGTTCTCTGGAAAAACATCCCGAAAAAATCTGCTTACAACACTGTTGAAGAGTACAATCAGTTACAAGACTATGGTACTAACAGAGGTGGATTCTACAATGAGGGTGAACTTCCAAATGAAGAAGATTCTATCTATGTAAGACGTGCGCAATTAGTTAAGTTCATGGGAGTAGTGAAGTCAGTGACTCACCCAATGACTCTTGTGAACAACATGGTTGGTAACATCGTTGAGAAAGAAATTAAGAACGGAACAATGTGGATTCTTCGTAAGTTGAATCAGTCATTGTACTTTGGAGATGAGGCTTTGGTTCCTCAAGAGTTCAATGGTTTCTTAGCTCAGCACCAAAAGAATGATGCTTATCTGAACCTTGACCAGTATTGGAACTCTGGAGTGGTAGTTGACCTTAGAGGTGCTCCACTAACTGAGGAAGCAATCGAAAGTGCGGCAAACGGAATTGTAGAGAACTTCGGATTGGGTAACCAATTATATGCTCCACCAAAGGTGATGAGTGATTTCGTTAAGAACTTCTATGGTAACAAGTTCATCCAGCCTAATACTGAGATGACTGCGAATGGTATCATGGGTCAAAAAGTTCAAGCGTTTGATTCTCAATTTGGACGCATCGGAATGAACTGGGATGTATTCTTCAAGAAACTTCCTACAAAGACATCTGTGTCTCCTGCTACTTCACCTCAAGCTCCACTTCCTGTAGTATCAGCGTCACTTGCTTCTGTAGCTGTTGACCCATCTAGTTATTGGGCAGCAACGGATGCTGGAGACTATTACTATGCTGTTACTGCTATTAACAGATATGGTGAATCTCAGCCTGTACAAATTGGTGCGGCAACTGTTACTGCGGTTGTTGGCGGTGCGGTTGATTTAGGATTTACTGATGGTGGTGGTGCTAACCCAGCTACATCATACAGAATTTATCGTTCAAATGAAGGTGCGGCATCGTTTGCTACTGCGACTTTGTTCCCTTTATATGACGTATCTGTTGCTGAGCAAACTGCTGGATACGATGGTGGTGCTGCTGGTATCGTGAGAGATAGAAACCGATGGATGCCTAATATGGACCAAGCGATGCTATTACAACAAGACAACGAGGTTGTCGAGTTTGCTCAACTTGCTCCACTTATGAAAATGGACTTAGCAATCCTGAGCCCAGCATACCGATTCATGATTTTAATGTACGGAACACCTTTCTTGTACGCACCTAAGAAAATGGTAAGATTCGTGAACATCGGACAAGCATAAGCCGATTTAGAATAATTCAAAGTTAGAAAGGGTGAGTGGAGATTAATCTTGCTCACCCTTTTTTAGTAATAACAAAAAATTAACAAAATGGCGAAAAGTGTAAAAAGTGTCACGTTAAGAATGACCAACAAGGCAAGATGGGGTCAGACAATCATACTTCCTGGTATTGGAGAAACACCAGTTGGGAAAGATGGACTCATTGAGTTGGAAGAGGATGCTGTAGCAACAGTACTTCTAAACCAAGGTGAAAAATATACCTTAGTGAAAGGAAATGGAACGACTGTTACGGCTGAAGCTCATCCTGATAAAGTAGATGAAGAGTCACCTGATTATGTTGCCCCTGAAGATAGAGTTGAAGCCACTGAAGAGGAAAAGACTGAAGAAGTTGTTGAAGAGGAAACTGAAGAAGCAACAGAAAGCAACGATGATGAGTTATCAGATAAGACTTTGAGTGAACTTCTAGAGATTGCTGAGGCATCAGGTATAGATGCCGATGAATACAAGAAGTTTAAGAAGTCTAAGAAACTTATGGTCAACTTCCTTAAAAAGTATATGGCTGAGTAATTTAACGCACTTAAACAGCTGACATATGGGTGCTATAAAACTAGATATCAAGTACAACAAAAAGGAGGGGCTGGTTATTGCCCCTTCAGAATTATTACAGCTGTACTTAGCTGGTATCCCACTTTGCTATCCTGATGGAACTACATTGAGTATGGAGACCATCAAACATTACATAGAGGTAGCACAAGATGAGATTGAAAAGTTTTTATCAATCAAAATCAAGAAACAAGTAATTTGGGGCAATCATGATTTTAATCGTGAAGAGTTCTTCAGATGGGGGTACATAAAAACTGTGTTTCCAATAATGGAGCCACTTGCTTTACAAGGACACATTAACAATATAAAGCAAGTTGATTATCCAGACAGTTGGTTAAGCATTAAAAGAGGGAATGACCCAACCAAGTTTAGGAATTTATATTTGATACCGAATACAAAGGGTGGAGCAACGATGACTAATCATGCCTTCATCTTTTCAGGAATTACGCCACACTTGGGATTCTTTGGAACTTCATACATTCCTAACTATTGGAGAGTGAAGTATTGTACAGGTTGGGATAAATGTCCGCCAGACATCGTTGACGCTGTAGCTATGGCAGCAGCAATACAAATATTGGCTATAACAGGCGATTTAATCTATGGTGCTGGTATAGGTAACCAAAGTATATCAATAGATGGAATAAGCCAATCTTACAGTACGACTAAAGGTGGAGGAGCAGGAGCATTCTCAGGCAGGATAAAACAATACATGGATGATTTAGCTAAAAAGCTAGAAGCATTGAAAGCTGAATACTATGGCATAAGATTTAACGTATTGTAATGGCAGGCAATCAAAATAATAGAGAAAGGGCAGTCATAAAAAAGACTGAGTCAAAGAAACCGATTCATTCAGTGACTGGCCCAGAATCAATCGAACACCAAGTGAGATTTCAACCTTGGAGATTTGATAGCTTGGTATTTGATAAAGGCTATGAGGTTTGGATTGATAGGGCACTAAGGTGTCCATGTACTGTTAAGGGAACAGGGCAAGCCTTGATTAGCTGTGACAACTGCGTAGGCATCGGATGGATATTTGTTAATCGAATAGAAACCAGAATAGCAATGCAACAGCTGAACGCAAATGTTAAATACGAAAATTGGAGCCAGACTACCACAGGTATGGCTAAAGTGACAGCTAGGGCAATAGACAAGCTAGCATTCATGGATAGGATAGTGCTAAGAGAGGTTGAAGGATATTTTAATGAAGTAATAAGGGTCAGAGATTATGACTCACGTAAGGTTGGATTCTCCATATACGATATTTTAGAGATTGAATCCATATACTTATTTGATGGAGATAAGTCTCCACTGATACCTGTTCCTGAAACTGATTATGTAGTAGATGGAGTCAAAATAATTTTCGATTCCAAATTCAACTCCATGAGAGACATGACCATATCAGTAAGGTACAGACATTGTTTGACGTACCACGTTATTGATATGAATAGAGATATCATGAAAGTGAGAACCAAGGACTGCTCATTACCAGATGAGACCTTAACAAATATGCCGATATCAGGAATGACTAGAAAGGCTCACTATTTATTTGATAATGTAAAATACGAACAAGAAGGCAGACTAATAGAAAACTCAACTGAGAATGAAGATAGCGTTAAACATTGACGACTTAATTGCTGAATTTAGTTTACCAACTAATACAGCTGACCTCATCGTACAACAGTGCGTTGAAGAGGTAACCAATTCAATATACGAGAATTGGAAGAGGTCTGCGTCAGATGCGCTAAAGTCAACCAGAACTGATTATGTCGAGGGGTTGGACGTTGAAACTACATCTAGATTCAGCAGACGAATAGTGTTAAGGGGTGCTTTAAATAACATGATTGAAAAGGGTGCTGACCCATTCGATATGAAAGAGCATTTCAAGAAGAGCAACAAAGTAAAGTATGCTCCAGTATTTAATAAAGAAACAGGCAAGACAGATTTCAGATGGTATTTGACTATCCCATTCAGAATAGGCACACCAGGAATAGTAGGTGAGAATCCAGCGTTCAGTGGAACAATGCCAAGCAAGGTTTACAAGATAATGAGAGCCATGCCAGCTAACACAGGACTTAAAAAATCACAAGTTCCATCGCCATATGACATTCCTGAATCTAGAGAGAGAATACAAATTCCATCTAAGAAAATAGACATACCTGAGTACACTCACAAGACATCTAAGTATGCTGGGTTGACTAAAAAGACAGGAGCATATGGAAAGACAACACAGAATACTTATATGACGTTCAGAAGAGTTGGAGAGTCAAGTGACCCTAACTCATGGATACATAAAGGAATTAAAGCGTACAATTTACTTGGTTCAGCTATGAAGCGAACAGACGTGAGTACAATAGTAGAAAATAAGGTTGATGAAGTTTTAGAAAATTTAGGGTATGGAAGTTAATGAAATACAGACACCCGCAGTATTGATGCCTGAGGTCATAATCTATAAGACCTTGAAGGCAATATTTCAGATAGTGAGAGATGACTTTGCGAACCATCCTGTACAAGATACGATTCTACATCAGTATTTTGGAATAGATGAGTGCGACAATCCTGTGGAGTGGGAAGGGTTCAACTACTTTGAACAAGCCAAAGAACTTTTTATTGATAAGCCTAACAGAATTCAAGTCAATCTAGGATACAATATGGAAGTGAGTGATGTGGCTTGTATTCATATAATGTTGCCTAATGAGAGTGGGCGACCATTCGGCATAGGAGCAGATGAAAACTATATTGGATATGCGGCACAGCAAACTGACGGAGTGAGTCAAGCTATCTTTACCAAGTTGTTTGACGCAACATACAATCTGATAATCACTTCAGAGAATACACTTGAGGTGTTATTGATTTATCATTTTCTTAGAGGTGCTTTGATTAGCCTTTATACTCACATAGAGTTATCAGGATTGAGGTTGCCTAAGTTATCAGGACAGGACATTCAACTACAACCTGATTTGGTTCCACCTCATATTTTTCATAGGGCATTAGGGTTAAACTTCGTGTATGAGATACATGTTCCTGATATAATGCGTAAAAGATTGATAAAAGAATTTAAAGTAACAGGTATTAAGTTATCAAACGTAAATGACGAATTAGAATGTTAGTAACAGAATTTGCGAAAAAGTATAAGCTGAGAAAACGAGATATCATCGTTGCCACTAAGGTATATGGCACGACTGAGATGTCTGAACAGCAATGGTTTGATAAGCTGAAAAAAGAGTTTAGCTTTCAAGATGAAGAAGTATTGCGAAAGGTGCGTGAGGCCAAGGAAAAGAAAAGTACCAAGGCTAAAAGTACCAAGCAAACAAAAAAGGTTAGTAATAAATAAAAGAATTATCAATGGCAACAGTAGTTAATTTCGGAGGAAAGAAAATAATTGAGCCTGGAGTTTATGCGATAGTGAAGAGTGGCATTCCTGCCGCACCAACAACTGCATCGTTTGGTAATGTTTGTATCATTGATACAGGCTCAGGCGCAGATTGGGGTGGTGGCTCAGGAGTGAACGGAACATTATCAGATGGACTCAACTCAGTGTATGCTTTTCAGGACATCAACGATTTCCAAAATTTCGTCAGAGGTGGTTTGTTATGGGATTTAGCAAACTACATCTTCAACCCAGCATCAGGAGCAAATGGCCCTGATACTGTATTTATTGTACGTGCTTGTGAGACCACTCCAGCAGAGATTGATTTCACTTTCGTAGGTGGAGGTGGAAATGGAGGGTTTGTCCGATTCATTACAAAGAATGAAGGGGCAGGTGCTAATGGATATCTAGATGAGACACTTGCTAAAGGCAAGATTGATGTCTTGGCTCCAATCACGATAGGTGATACTGTAGATGTTCAGGTTGACGAGGGTTCAGGTGCTACTACTATTATGGGTGGCCCAGTTACAGCAGTAACGACTTCAGCGACAGACTTGAGAGCATTAATTATAGATGCCATCAACAACGACTCAGCTGGATACTCTGCTTATGAGCAAGCTGGTGAGATTATAGTATGTGCAAGACGATTGAGTGGAGCAACAGCGAACACTTGGCCGTTGACTACTGTGTTGACTGGTACTGTTACGACAACCATAACTACTTTTGCGAATGGTATTGATGGAACTCAATTATCAACAGGATATTCGGCAGTAATGTCACCTGGAGATGATGACCCAGCTAAATTCAAGATAGAGTTCTTTGAAGGAGCATATAGAGGCAGTAGCCCAGCTGGAAACCATTACAGTGGCTTATCACCAGCCTTTTCGCCACCTAACTTAATTGCTACGTCAGTTGAGTTCGATAACATCGATGATTTGATTCAGTGGTCCAAAGTTGACTTCAACTTCGCCAAAAGATTTGAA